ACAATTCTAAAAATATTATATATAATGTTGTTGTCAATAAAGAAGGGAGAAAAAATTTATGACACAAAACCAATTAAAAACATTGCAAGAATGTATGAAAGATTTAGAAAACATTACACAAGAAGACCAAGGCATTTATTACAGCGATTTATTAAGTGTTTTAGTTACAAACACTGAAAAGATTAGCTATATTAAATTTACTAAAAAAGTTGAACAAGCTATAAGAGTATATATAATTAGTATTATAGCTAATAAAGATATTGATTATCGTATTAAAAATGAATTGCTTGTTACATTCTTAAAATTTTAATTAGTAAATAAATAGGTTAGAGGATTACAAATTTAAAAACTTTTCTAAAAATATTAAAATTATTGTTGACAATTCTAAAAATATTATATATAATGTTGTTGTCAATAAAGAAGGGAGAAATTTTATGACATTACAAGATTTTACAAAAGTTAAGTACAACAAAAAAATGAAAGCAATAGCTAATAATTTGCTAAGAATTGACAAAGCAGGTAATATAATAAACTTATACGATTGCTACGAACATGCATCAATTTTTAAAAGATTAGCATATAAGGAGTGTTTAGATTTTTACCAATATTTAAAAAAAGAAAAAAATTTGAGATATAATGAATATACAAAAATGCAAATAATTAGCTATAATATTAATCAATTTACAGTAGCTTTTATTTTAGGTGATGAATTGTATTATATAACAAAAAATAAAAAATTATATTGTGAAATAGCATAATAAAATAAAATATAAGGAGGTAATTAATATGAACTTTGTAGACGTTATTAACGAGCTAAATGAACATATAATACAAAAAATAAGACTTTATAATGATATATTGAGCGATAAATATATAGAATTTGATAATTTTAGTGATTTTATAGAATATATACAACAAAATAATTACGATATAAAAAATTTTAATACATATTACAACGCAAAAGAACAAAATATGTACGTAGGTATATTATGACAATAAAATGCACTGATTTTTGGCTAATTCGTGATAAAATTGATAAACCGCCTAAGTTATATTTAGATGTTGTCGGCGATTATTATCTAGAACACGTCACAACCGCATATTACTTTGAAAATGATATTGCTTATTATTACGACCGCCATATGGTTAAATGGCATTTAGTAGATTTAAGACTACACCGTATTATTTTAACGGCTAAAAATAAAGAAGCCGTTTTACAACTAGCACACGCAACGAGAACAAGAATAAAAGAATATAGAAAACAAAATGAATACATATACATGTGGCAAGAGTCACAAGAAATATTAAGGGGGTTACAATAATATGAAATTTGAAACGCTTATTAAAGATATTAAAAAACGTAAGCTATGGGATACAATAATATACATTGAAAACGCCGACAATCACGCTAGTATATTTTATTATTGTCAAGACTTTGAAGATTATATTAAAGCACTTTACCAAAACCAAGAAAGATTAGTAGATTTTACACTAACTTATATTAGAGAAAGAAAAGAGCTACATATTTGGGGTAGAACACCCAAAAAATATCAAAGGGAGAAAGTAAATTTATGTTAGAAAAAGAATTAAACGATATAAAGAAAAAATTGGATTCTTTAGAAATAATGAACGACTCAAAAGCATATAAACTAAAAAAATATGAATTTTTAATACTACAATTAAACGAACTTTTAATTAGTACCACCGATATGACACAATTAGATATATTTAATGCCTTAGTTGGTGATAGTACAAATACATTAAAAGACATATTAGACACGCTAGATTTAAATCTAGACGATTATACAAACGCTTCTCATTCAAATTAACATATATTAAAGAGAAAGAAAGGAGGTTAATTTATTATGAGAGTAAAACTTACGTTCAACATTAATACAAAGGAGGTAATTTATGAAAGAGATGGCAAAAAGAAAACTTTTAAAAGCTATTACACTTATTTAAAAGTGCCATTTGAAGCACCACAAGGTAAAGAAATACCACTGAATATTCATTTTAGACAAGATTGTGAGAATTCTTACGGTAGAGATTTAAACGGGGTTGTTACCGCAAACGTAGATGTACCCTGGTATATAGTTTTAAAAGAAGGCAAAACCGAAGATTATCCTAAAGAGGCTAAAATGTTACTAAATGCAATTTATAGCAAACAAATATTTGAGGATATTTGGGTTCATAAAATCTTAGACTACAAACCATTTAAAAAGAAAGAAGAAAACGACGACGAATTATTAGAATTTGACATGACAAAAAAGACTAAAGAAGTAAAAAATATTACACCAACCGAAGACGATTTACCATTTTAAGGAGATAATAAAATGACAAAAGATATTAGTATAACTGAATTTTTAACTTATTTTTTAGTCAATCACAAGAAAGGTACTGAATATATGGTTTATTTACTAGTATATGAAGGTGGCAAACTATATATTAATAACGATTTAACATTTACATATGAAGAACCTAATAAAATGAGTTTAGTCAGTGTGATTAACTTATTTGAAGAATTAATCCAATGTGATTGTGAGAATTTATTAGACATTCTTTACATAAAGGAGGTAACTAAAGAATAATGCCAAAGAGACTAAAATTAAATCTATCTTACAATGATTTAAATAAAATGTCTCTTACCGATTTAAAAACCTATGCTATAAAACTTAACAATGTTGCAAATTTGAGAGTAAGAAAGCTTAGAAAATTTGTTCCTTACTCTCCTGCGTTGTTATCTTATGAAAAAAGTGAATTAGGTACTTTTAGAATTGGTAAAGAGGCGGATATTAATAGTTTACGTAGAAGTGTCGCAAGAGCTAAACACTTTTTAGACATGGAGACTAGTACGGTTAAAGGTACTATAAATGTTACATTACGTACTTTAAAGCGCTTCGGTATAGAGCCTCCTGATTTTAGCAAGAAAGAAAAAAGACCACAAGGACGACCAAAAGGTTCAAAAAATAACAAGAATAAGATTAAAGAAATAAAAGAAAAAAGACCAAGAGGGAGACCAAAAGGCTCAAAAAATAAAAACGCCTATAGTAAATATACCGAGACTATTAAGTGGTTGTATTCAAAGAGGGAATTATTAAAAGAGTTCTTTGACATGTATAATAGATACAAAGATTTATATCATGGTGGAGAATTGCCAAGCGACACTCTTAAAGTAGGTATGGATGTATTTTTAGACCTTAAAAACAATTTACTTCAAAAAGTCGGTGACGATTGGGTAAATAGAGAAACGGGCGAAATAGTAGACCGAGAACAAATATTCTTTGATATTATGAACCAAAAAATAGAGAGAATGCACGACTATATTTATTCTTCTTACAATCAATATAACTAAATATGAAACAATGCAATACGATTAAGGAGTGTTTAGCCAATGTAAAAAGCTTTAAAGTTTACAAAAAACAATATAGAAATAAATACTTTAATAATCGTATTTGCTTCGATATTGAGGTATCTAGTTTCTATGTTGAGGGTATAGAAAAAGAGCCGACTAAAAGAGCATGTTGTTACGCGTACATTTTGGGTATTGATGGTAACTATAAAATAGGTAGAAGCCTAGTTGAATTTGTAAAAGATATTAATTATCTTGAGTATGTTTTGCATAAAAAAGACCCCGAAGCGCATATAGTAGTTTGGGTACATAACTTAGCCTATGAGTTTCAATTTATAAGAAAGTATTTTGAAATTAAAGAAATTTTAGCTAACGATGAGAGAAAAATTATATACGCAGTTACTAAAAATAATATCGAATTTAGATGTAGCTATATGCTTAGTGGCTATTCACTTAAAAAAGTTGGTGAAAATCTAAGACACCATACCGCTAAAAAGATGGTAGGAGATTTAGACTATTCCTTATTAAGAGGTTCAACTACTCCACTAACTGAGAAAGAATTAGGATATATTAGAGAAGACTACGAGGTATTAGACGCTTACATAGAAGAAGAGTTAGAAACTTATTTATATATTTCTAGGTTACCATATACCAAAACCGGTAAAGTAAGAAAGTTTTGTCGTAAAATATGTAATGAAAAAGGTAACTATAAAAAAAGATATATTAAAAATTTAGTTATTAATGACGCTCAAGAGTATATGTTAATGCGCCGTGCTTTCATGGGAGGCTTTACACATGCTAACTCATTAGCAGTTAATAACTTAATTAGAGATGTAACATCTATCGACTTTACTAGCTCTTATCCCGCTGTTATGGTTAGTGAGATGTTCCCTATGTCAAAGGGTCAAATAATAGAGATTAAATCTTTAGACCAAATAAAAGAATTATCTAAAAGAAACTGTCTTATATTTGATATAGAGTTTTGGGATTTAGAAAGCACTTTTATTTATGAGTCTTATTTGTCAAGTTCACATGGTATCACTGAGGGAGCTACAACGATAAACAATGGTAGAATAGTTAGGACTAAATATCTAAAAACTACAATAACTAATATAGATTTAGATATAATAGAGAAAGTTTATAAATGGACAAAATGTAAAATAGGTTTGTGTTACATTTATAAGAAATGGTACCTCCCTACTCCATTTGTAAAAAGTATACTTATGTTATATAAGGATAAAACAACTTTAAAAGGTATTGACGACAAGATTGCCGAATACATGAACTCAAAAGAAATGTTAAACTCTTGTTATGGTATGACTGTTACCGACATTATTAAACCCGAGGTGGAATATGATGACGAGGAGGGATGGCATACCGAAGAAATGACCCTCGATAAACGGGGAGATTTAGTAGAAAAGTATAACAATCAGCGCTCAAGGTTTTTATTCTATCCTTGGGGCGTATTTATCACGGCATATGCAAGACGAAACTTGTGGTCGGGTATTTTAGAATTTGGAGAAGATTACTGCTATAGTGATACCGACTCTATCAAAGGAATTAATTATGAAAAACACAAGAATTATGTTGATAAATACAACGAAATGTGTTATCATAAATTAGAGATAGCAATGAGTTATCATAAACTTGATATATCATTATGCGCTCCGACAACTATAAAAGGAGAAAAGAAAATCATAGGCGTTTGGGATTATGACGGTCATTACGATATGTTCAAAACTTTAGGAGCTAAACGCTATATGGTATATAACAAAAAAGGATTATCATTAACAATATCAGGAGTTAATAAAACTAAAGCAGTACCTTATTTACTAAAAAGGTATAAAAACGATATACAACAAATATTTGATAGTTTTAGTGATGGATTTGAGATACCATCACCACATGCAGGCAAGCAAGTTCTTACATATATTGATTATGAAACGAGCGGCGAGTTTATGGACTATTTAGGCAATAAACAAACGTATCATGAGTTAAGCTCAGTACATATGGAAGAGGGAAGCTATACATTGACAATGAGTGACGAGTACTTAAAATTCTTAGCAGAGGGGGTGAAGATAGATTATGTCTAAAGAAGAACATTATAGATTAGATAAAATACTAGCACATAAAGCACAATATTATATGATTATCGGTGAGCGTTCTAATGGCAAGACTTATGCTATCTTAGAACACTGTTTAAAGGAATATGTTAAAAGCGGATACAAGAGCGAGTTTTGTATCTTGCGTAGATGGCAAGACGACTTTAAACCTAAAAACTCAATGCAAATGTTCGCGGGTCATATTCAAAATGGTGTAATAACTAGACTAACAAAGGGGGAATTTAACTCGGTTTCTTACATGGGTGGACGTTGGTATCTAGCATTTGTAGACAATCACGGTGCTACAACAAAGAAAATGCAAACACCTTTTTGTTATGGTTTTGCTCTTAATGACCAAGAACACATTAAATCAATCTCATTCCCTAATATTAAAAATATTTTCTTTGACGAGTTCTTATCTAGTAATTACTATCTACCTGATGAATTCGTCATATTCATGAACGTATTATCAACTATTATACGTTTACGAAATGACGTTACAATATTCATGGCAGGTAATACAATCAATCCTTATGCACCATACTTTAATGAAATGGGATTAAAACATGTTAAGAACATGAAAAAAGGAGAGATTGAAGTATATACTTATGGCGATAGTGGTCTTAAAGTAGCAGTTGAGTTCTCGGACTACTACGGTAAAAAGAAGAGTAACATTTACTTTGCTTTTGACAATCCTAAACTAACTATGATTACAGGTGTTGGGGGTACATGGGAAATATCCATCTACCCTCACTTGCCTTGTAAATATAAGCCAAAAGAAATATTATTTACTTATTTTATTTTATTCGACAATGAGATATTCCAATGTGAAATCGTTTCAACAAACGATATGACGTTCACATACATACACCGTAAGACGGGAGAGTTAAAAGACAAGGGGGATTTAATATTCGACCTTGTACCAAACGGAAAGCCTAACTATGTTACTAACATTTATAGTTCGGGTAGTCCTGTAGTAAATGTGATTTTATCCTTTTTCAAACTGAGTAAGGTTTTTTATCAAGACAATACGGTAGGAGAGTCTATAAGAAACTATTTACAAGTATGTATGAAAGGTTAAAATAGAAAGGAGGTATATCAAAATAAATACCACTTTAGAAAATGTTGTAGATAGTTCCTTGATAGTCTTAACAGGAGCTGTGGGACTACAACAAATCGAGTCTATTATAGGAATTATTAGTGTATCTTTATCAGTTCTATGGATATTATTCAAGTTTGTTTTTAAAGTGTACCAAGCTATTAAGAATAAAGACTATAGCAACTTAGAGAATGACATTAATAAGACTAAAGAAGACCTCGACAAAATTAAAGAAGACTTAGAAAGCAGGAGAGAAAATGGCGGACAAGATACCAAATAGGCAAGATTGGAGTTATGAAAAATTATTAGGTCGTGATAGAAACCCTTTGAAAGACAAAGAGAGCTTAGTAAAGCAACACAAAAGTTACATGTTATCGCGTCTTAATCAGTTGTTTGAATGGGACGGCTTACCTGACACAATACCACAAAAAGAGTTTGAATGGATTTTATTAATGCTTGGTAAGGCAACTATCGCCGATGTACCTAATAAAGGTTTATACGCTTTTCAATCCAACTTAGGAGGTATCTTGAACCCTTACTACTTACCTACTCAATCAATCGTAGTCAATCCTTACTTACCATTTAACAAGGTACTTGAGGTTGATAAAGATTGTATTGTAATTCGTAACACTTCAACATTTACTCCTATCAATGATATGTTAGATTTATACTCTAACATGCTAGCCGAGATTGATATATCTTTAAGAATTGCTACCGTTAATAGTCGTATTAGTTCTCTTATATCCGTAGGAGACGAAGCGACCAAAGATAGTGCTATAAAGTTCTTAGACGATATAGAAAAAGGCAAACTAGGAGTTATAGCTACTAACAAATTCATGGAGAGTCTTAAGGGAGGTCTTAATGCAATTCAATACGCAGGTACTATTAGTAACATTAAAGACCTCATAGAATTAAGGCAGTACATCTTAGCTACATGGTTTAACCAACTTGGCTTAAACGCTAACTACAATATGAAACGTGAAGCTATCAACGAGAGCGAGGCTGATTTAAACGAAGAGGCTTTAATGCCATTGATAGACGATATGTTGCAATGTAGACAAGAGGGAGCCGAGAAAGTTAATGCGATGTTTGGTACTAATCTTAGTGTTAAACTCAACTCTTCATGGAAGCTCCAAAGAGAGGAAATAGAAACAACTATGGAACTCGCCGAGAAAGAATTGAATACTGAAGAAAACGAAGAAACACAAGAAGAGGGAGAAAGTAAGGAAGAAACAACCGAAGACAAGGAGAAAGAAAAATGATAACGATTAAAGATTATTTTGAACCATTAATGATGGACGATACCGAGGAAATAACCGGAATATTTAGTGCACTTGAAGAGGTAGTAAAAAATCTAACTACACCTGACGAGATTTTAACAAAAATATTTGAGGGTAAAGGTAGTATACTTGATATGGACTATGTCTATACACACGCTTATACAAAGTGGATAGCTTTAATACTAGAGAGATTAACTGAGATAGTCAAAACTCAACAGCCATCTATTAGTGACAGTAGAGCAAAAGTAATTACATTAGGAACACAAATCGCACCGTTATTGTTAAATCGTTTCTCCGAGATTTGGAAGAAAAAGTATATAGCTATTACCGCCGATTACACTCCAACAAACGACTACAAAGAGAATGAGAAAGTAGATTACACTTCCCACGGTATTGATACTCCTCAAACTACTACTACATCTAAAACGAGTACTGATACTACTCAGTCAACTAGTGTAACTCAAAACGCTAATACATATGCTTTTGATAGTATAACTGAGACTCCTACCGCTCTCAACACAGGTGACCAAAGTGTCAATAGTACAGGTGCTCCTGATAAAAACTATACTGAGACTACCACAGGTGGAACCAATACAAGTGATGTCAACAGCACTAATACAATCACTAGAGAAGGTAAACACGGCTCAACCGACTATAGTGTATTAATTGAAAATGAGCTAAAACTACGTGAATATGATTTTTATCAAGAGATGTTCAAAGATATTGATAGTATATTAACGTTATCAATTTATTAGAAAGGAGGACACAAAATTGTACGTAGGAGGATATTTATTAATTAGCCTACCTTTTGAAGCTAAGGCAGGTACACATACCGTAAAAGGTATTTATAAAAAGTTAAAAAGTAACTTATACAAAGCAACTAGAATTAATGGGTTATATAACACTAATGGTCAAATCAGTGATTTTTATGTAACGTTTATGTTAAATAGTGGTAACTACGTTGCTAACATTGAAAGTACGGTCGGAATTAGTACAATTACTATTAAGAGCACCGACGAGGTAGTATTCGCATGACAGGTGGAATAATTGAAATTACTATACCTTACGAGTTGTGGGATAATACTAACACCAAACCAATACAATTACCAAAAGGTACATATAAGGCTTTAATTGAAAACCCTAGCAAAGTTTTATATATTCATGTTATAGGAACTAGTAGAGAAAATAAATTAAATACTTTAGAAGCAATTAGAGTAATAGATAAAGATAGTGAGAAAACATATATACTTATTGAATTTAAATCTATAGCCAACGAGTTTGCAATTAATCCCGACGATACTATAAATTTTTATAAAGCTTCTAGCGGTGAAACATGGTTGTTGAATGAAGTGTTACATCTACAAGCTACAAAGGCTACAATTAATTTTACTTCAAATAATCAAAACTTTACATCTATTGTTATTACTGATACTAAATTAAAATATAATAATATTACTGTATTTAATCAATTTGTAGCTGATGGAAGTAATTGGGTATCTGGTGAAGCATACCGCACTATTACGTTTGAAGAAGCAGTAACGGACTCCGCGTTACTAGCTTGGCTAGAAGCTAACGGAGTTAAACAAGCATAAATTTGAAAGGAGGAATATATATTTTAAATGACAGTAAAACAAATTTATGAATTAGTAAATGCAAGTACAAAACAAGTATTAGGAGAAACTGCTATCCTTACTGAGGATTTATCCAATGTCGTTGATATTGGTACTGAAATCTTCAACGCTAACGCAGTAGATAACTATGTCAAGACATTAGTTGACCGAATCGGTAAAGTTATCTTTGTTAATAGACCTTATAGTGGTTCTATCCCATCCGTTTTAATGGACTCATGGGAGTATGGCTCGGTCACTGAAAAAATACAAATGGATTTACCTGAAGCCGAAGTCAATGAGTCTTGGGAATTACAAGACGGAGCTACATATGACCAAAACTTCTTCTATCAACCAAAAATTACAGTTAAGTTTTTCAATAAAATGACTACATTTGATATTCCTATGTCAATCACTGAAAGACAAGTACAAGAAAGCTTTACCTCACCTCAAGCATTAGGAAGCTTCATTGGTATGATATGGACAATGATTGAAAACTCTATGACCGTTAAGTTAGACAGTTTAATCTTAATGACAATTAATAATATGATTAGCTTAACTGACTCAGTCAACGGAGGTGGAGTCGCTCAACACGTTCACTTATTAACCGAATACAAAGCTCTCCATTCTGACTTTACAAAGACAGGTGAGTCCGCAATGACCGATTTAGACTTCTTAAAATACTGTGCATATCGAATTAAACTTGTTGCAGGTCGTATGACTCAATACTCAAAAGTCTTTAACGCTGAAAAGAAATCTAGACATACACCTAAAGACTTAATGCACATTGTCTTATTATCCGATTTTAAGAATGCAGCTGATGTATATTTACAATCCGATACATTCCACAATGAACTCTCAGCTCTTCCAAATAGCGAGAGTGTTCAATATTGGCAAGGCTCGGGAGATGGAACCGATGCATTTACGTTCGCTAATACATCCAAGATTAGTATCAAAGACGCTAAGGGTAATACTTATACTAAATCTAATATTATTGGTGTTATCTTCGATAGAGATGCTTTGGGTGTTACTAAGAAAAATACACGTATTCGCTCACACGTTGTTGATAAAGCTGAGTTCTACAACTATTGGTATAAAGCTGATGTTGGCTACTTCAACGATTTAAGTGAAAACTTTGTTTGCTTCTTAATTGATTAGTTGAATTAGGGGGTATAGAAATATACCTCCTTTTCTTTAAATAGAAAGGAGAAAATATGAAATTAAAAGAAGTCTTAAAATTAATTAACAATGAATTTATTAATTATACTATATACCGTGATAAAAAAGCTGTTGCTCACTTTTCTACAAGATGCAAAAAAGAAGTAGAAGAGATAACAAGACGATACGGACACTACAACGTTACAAATATTGGAGCTTTCATGACTTGTGACTATGAATGTGTTGTGACATTAACACTAGAGGAAGTATTGTTATGAAAATAACTTTATACCAAAATGTTAGTGAACGTAACCAAATGGACAAGACTTTAACTAAAGTTAAAGATATTGACGGTAAGTTTAAACAATCCACTAATATTATGAGTCCTGTATTAGTATTGAGTTATGCAACACTTCCCGATTTTAATTATGTGTATATCAAAGAATTAGCAAGATATTATTTTGTTGACAGTATCACAAGTATAAACGAGGGGTTATGGCAAATTAATTGTAGTGAGGATGTGTTAGAGACGTATGGCACGGCAATTTTAAATCTTAGTGCTTATGTGACAAGAAATGAAAATGAGTATAATGATTATATAGAAGATAAATATTTATTAAGAACTGCTAGAAAATTATATGATATTATAGAGCCTTTAGACTTAGACGATGGACACAATTTGTTTATGAATTTTGACTCATTTGATACTAGTAATTCTCATGATGGAGCACCTGATAATATATCTAGTGAAACACGCGCATTTTGTTATACAATCTCTACGGCTAACAAATGGGGCGGAAGAGATGTAACTGATACTACAATAGAAACGGGTCATAGACTTGATATTATGGAAGCATATACTGATATTAACGATACAAACTCAAAGTATGGTATAAACAAGTACGGGAAAGCTTTTTATGGAGACTCATTTACTAAAATATGGGCAATGAATAATACTAATATTCAGTCTTTAGGTTCTTTATTAGAAGCTGAAATGAACTCTCCAATAGGTGATAAAAGAATGTATCAAAACGTTGGTTCAATGATTAACGTTATACGAGTATATCCATTTTCAATACCTGAATACTATAAATATTGTGGTATTAGTGAGTCGAGATTACCTCAAGGCAACTTCCCGCCATGGATAGAAGATACTTTAGGAGACTCAAGAAATATAGATGTTGTAACGGTTGGAGATAGTCCGATACCAAACACTATAACCGACCAAAAAAATACAATAACTCAATATCCATACAGTTATTATCAAATAACGGGTTGGGTATTACCTCAACAAGCTATGAGTTGTAAAATAGCAACATTCCCTTTTGACAATCATAACATATTATACAATAACTATTTAGACTTCTCACCATATACAGTATTACACTTATATGTTCCCTTCTTTGGGTATATCGACTTACAACCAAACATTTGTATCGGTTCTCAAGTAAATGTTTATCTATCAGTTGATTTTAATTCGGGGAACGCCACACTATATGTTACATCCACTATTGAAGAACAAGAAACACTAGTAACAACAAAACAAACAAGTATAGGATTTGACTTAGCATTTGGTGCTTCTAACATAGCTGAATTAAATCGCTCTACTAAATACACTAGTATAAGAGAAACAATAAAAACAGTTGCGGGTACTTTAGCTACTTTTGCTTCAATAGCCGCTTATGCTACAGGACATATAGGAGCGGGTAAAATGCTTGCTGTCGCAGGTGGTGCAACAATAGCAGGTATTAATAGCGCTATAAATGTTGCTCAATCCGAGAGTATGCCTGTTAATGCTACAGCTATAGATGGTGGTGGAAGTGAAAACGGAGCTTCTAACTTTATAGCTCCAAAAGGAATATTTATTCTTAGAGAAAGAGTAGAAGAATATAGACCTGCTTCTAATTATGCTAAATTCTTAGGTAGACCGCTAGAAATACAAAAGAGAATAGGTAAATTACATGGCTTTACTCAAGTTGGTAGTGTACACATTGAGGGAAGAGATTTTGCCAAAGCTACCGAACAAGAAAAACAAACAATAGAAGATACCTTAAAGAATGGTTTTATACTCAGGTGATTATAGCTCATGGGATTTACTCTCATGGGCTTTTCAATTGTAATAAATTTCCATCTCGCAGGGGGGGGGGT